TGGTCTCAATAATTCTCTTCTTCTTCATCAACGTCTCCATATGCATTTTCCACGTAGGGTCCGTGTGGTCGTTTGGAGTCCTCTCTGACATAAGTTTGCTCTTCGTTGACGGCAGCGATCCATAACGAAAGTTTCATTATTAACCATATTACAACAAGGGGTAAAAAACAAGCAATGAGAATTAAAGGTTTCATTCATCAACCTCCCAACACTTCTCAAATCTATTTCTTAATTCATTTAACTTATTATTTTCTTGAACTTGTAGGATAAGATCGCTTATCTCTTTTTCATCATTAGTCAATTCCATACGATGTTTTTGTTTAATATCAATCAGACGTACCATATCCATATAGTATTCTGGACTTTTACTAACAAACTCATCGTAGGTCATTAGATTATCCCCTTCTCACACATGTACTGTAGGGTTTCTTTCATACTACCAGTATGTTTACTACCAATGGCACATTGTGGGTAGGTTGCCTCACTTCCAAACTCCATACGGAATTGTTTATCACTAAAATCTACCCCAAGTAGATACTCATGAAACTCACCACCAAGTGCCTTAAGGAGCATACCAATACGCTCACATTCTTGACTTCCGTTAGAATAAATTACTGCTGTTTCGTTCATAAAATTAGTCCCTCTGTCGCCAATCATCAGGTTTGTCTTGATTGAACCAATCTACAATCTCATCAGCACTACCAAAACCAGTGCGATGATTTGATGGATCTGGATCACCCAAACCCATCTTATTCATAAAATCGTCCATGCTACCCTCAACCATATTTGGGTTTGCAGCACGACCTCTTGCTCTTTTAAGTATTTCACGAGCAGAAGTATTTGCCTTGGCAAGTTTTTCTGCCCAAATCATATCCTCCAAACCAACCGATTCTTGTGCTACAATCTTCTCACAGATTGATTCTAAACGAAGACGATACTGAGTAGAAAGCATGTATACCTCTCTTACTAAGAATATTTAGAGTATCATATCACCTTTCAATGTAACTTAGTGTGTGATTTGTTGCATTTAGTTGGTGAATAATGATATCACAACCTACTTTAGGTTCACAATCTCCACATGTAAAGATGTCTACTGCTGCTTCTCCTTTTTCTGGCCAAGTATGAATACTAATGTGACTTTCAGAAAGTAATGTAAGAACAGTTACACCCTGTGGATCAAACTTCTTGAATATAGTCTGCACAACAGTAGCACCACTTGCCACAGCAGAATTTTCTAACAAATCTATAAGGAACTCATGGCTGTTCAGTTTATCAAAAAGACAACCATACAAATTCAGAAGATAATGTTTTCCCATTTACGTAGGATTATCCTCCTGATCCTTGAGGAGATTGCTGACAATTTGTTCTCTTCCATCCATCATAGCAATCGTATAAATGGAAGATCTCATGTATCTTTTAATTTTTTTATATTGTCTTTTGACATCTTTAATTGCATCAAGATTCATCTCGATGTTCATGTCACCAGAGACTACTTCTTTTTCTTCTTGTCCGTTGGGGTGTACCCCCACATCTTCGGATTCACTGTTCCTTCCGTCCATTTCAAACCTCTTACATCACGGTATTTATCCCAATAGTGATCAAAAATATCACTTTGAAGTCCTTGTACTATATCATATTGTTGGTCATTGTCAATCCCATAAGCAACTAGATAAGAATCTCTTGGTAAACTCTTATCATTAGCAGCAGATGGATCGCAATTTACCTGAATAACATTAATCCCCTTCCCCATCAGGAACGACCTCCCCATTGGACATCAGGATATGCTTCCGAAACCAACTCTTTAGTGATCTTATACTTGGTTTCAAGTTTCTTATCTTTTACAAGACATAAAATCTCTGCTTCACCCGGGTGGAAGGACTCTAGGATATTGATAAACATCGTTTCTTTTTTGAGTCTATTCATGGCATCATTGCCACCTTTCACAAAGTTATAGAATTTACTCCATTCCTTGCGAATACTTGACGATGGATTTTGGTCTGCATCCTCTTTTGACTGAATAGGAACTTCTCCTTCTGGAAGAACTGACTGGATGCTTTCATCAAAATTCCAAATCAAGACGGATTTGATAAAATTCTCGTTGTATTGTCGTAGAATTTCTACTTTTTTAGCATTAGTTCTTTCTGCAGAAACAGCAGAAAAGATTTCATGAACATAGGAGTTCGGAGTAAGTTGAATCTTTTCTGTCTTAGGTGCTGCGGGTTTACGAGTAGTGGTCTTTTTAGCCGCAGGTTTTGGAGTTGCGGCTTTTTTGGTTCTACTAGTCGTCGTCTTCTTCGTAGTCGTCATAACTGTTTTCAAATCGTACTGCAATTACTTCATCTGGAATAATATTTCCATTCTCATCAAACATTTCTGGATGAGCAAAAACTTGTTGCGGAGTGTTAAATACCAAATGTTCTTTCCATAACCATCCAATAATACCACCAATCAATAAGAACATTAAAGATACCATACAAAAGATGGCAACTATAGGCATTGTCATAGCCTTACCTCCGAGAGATTTACTTCTTTTTAATATCGAATGAGAAGTTTAAGTTTATGTGAATCTCTCTTCGGAAGAGAGAAACCATCTTACCAAAACTAAACTCAAAAGTCTTTGGTGCTTCAGGTTTTCTCCTCCTTTTTCGTAACAACAATTCCACACCTCTATTTATGTGGAGTTCCTTAGTCTCATTCATATTCATACGAGAGAAACTTCTTTCAAATATTGGATGGTATCAGTACATCCACCAATAATTTTATCATCAAGAATTACTTGAGGAAAAGTAGATCCTTCTCCAAATTTGGAGTAAAATTCTTCTCTCGTAAAATCCTCATCTAATGTGTATATTTTATGATTTTGACCACAAAGTTCCAATACTGTTTTTATCTTATAACAGTATGGACATTCTGGTTTAGAATAAACAATAAAATTCATTAGAAATTTTTGGGTCGTATCCCATTATAAGTTGTATTCTTATTTAAGTCAATTTAGAATTAGTTTCAAGAGAACGTACCATCAGTTCTACGAACTTTTCCATTTTTTGACTTGAAACAGAAGCTGGTCTATAAGTGATTGCTTCTTTTAAAGCTCTCAATTCATCCAATTCTTCTAGAGTCAGTGGAGATGTAGTTTTGGGTAAACTCATTGGATTCCTTTTGATTGTGTTGGAATTCTAACATGTAATACATTAATATCTATGGTACTTTATAATGTTTTTAGATTTGAGTAACTTTATGTAACATAGTTATACTGTTTCCATTCATCTACATTGGTTCTTTCCAAATCGAACAACATTTTATTGATGGGGACTCTTGGTTTCCTTGCAAGTTTCATTCCTGTCTGTTCTAATAACAAACTACCTTTCTTTGTATTACATTTCGAACAGGCAACTACTAGATTTTCCCAGGTATCTTGTCCTCCCTTGGAACGGGGAATAACGTGGTCTATTGTTAACTTGGACTTTGCACCACAATACTGACAAGTATCATTATCCCTCTTATAGATCATTGATCTACTAGGAGTGATATTTACAATTTTGGAAATTGGCAATCGCACATAATTTAAAAGTCTTATTACTCTTCCAGAAAGGACTTGCGCCTTTTCTTTGAGTAACAAGACTACTGCTCTCTTCCAACTCGTAAAATTTATCGGTTCATAACTGGAATTTAGAACCAATACGGTTTGGTGGGGTTTTATCGACAACTCATGCATAGGTTTTTATGTGAGCTATATATTATCTAGTCATGATCCAAATGGACCCCAACGACCTCTTTTAGAGTCATCATCACCATTCATTCTCTCTTCCAATTTGTCTATAAGTTTATCTGCGGAAATGAGATTATCTATTTCCATAATCATATCAGCAATATGTTTACCAATGAAAGGTTTTTCTTGACGAGCTGCATATGCAAGAGCATTACGAAGGGCTGCCTCTGCTTCTTTCAAACTAGTTTCAACTGATTCAGATAGTGCCATTAGTATTCAACTGGGGGACTGTTTTCACATTTTTGATAGAAAGTCCCATTCTTATAACAGGACTTTCTAGGTTCATAATATTTTACTACATTTGGTTTAGAATTGTCAATGACACAATAGTCACCCTGGCCAGTAGTAACTCCTTCAAGACACAGTGCTGCGACAAAGGGTGCAAGTAATTTGAGAGTGTACATCAACACTCATCCATTTGAAGAGGTTTGGTAACCTTACGCAGTTCATAAGAACCATCACCACGATCAATCCACTCTATACTGTCACCTTCTTTGAGGTTTGCCGCTTCCAACAGATCGTCAGGGAATGTAATGCAGTATTCATCTTCACCAGTGTCTTCATCTCTGACTTCTTCTACAGGAAGAGTCCAATGTTTGCGTTCAGATGTACTGTATCCATCTGCTTTGACTACAGTTTTCTCAAGAGATCCAGGACGGCGTTTGGTAACAGTCTTACCACCATCAGGAGACTCATAAACCCAACCCTTTTCATACTTTAGACGGGTAGGATCATTCCTAGAAACCTCGGCGTCTAGTTTAGCACGTTTAGTGTAGTATTCTGCTTCACGAAGATTATATTCACGACACTTCTCTTTATCTTCAGCAGCATCACACATTGCGTTCAGTTCTTCTTCTGTATATTGCAAATGTTTATACAGTGATGATTCAGGATGAGCCCATTGTTCTTTAGAAACTTCTTCAGTAGATTCCCAAAAGTCTTCCCAATCTTTATCTGTTGCCTCCCCAATTTCAATAGGACGATGACCTTTCAACAAAGAAAGAAGTTCTACACCACGATCAAGATTGTTGCGATGATACTCAATACTATCATTTACAACATTCAAAATAGTATCATAGATTTCTTTTG